GTCCGGGCGTGATAACACAAGGCATCCCCGCCTTGTTTCGGGTACGCGACAGTTCCATAGTCGCAGAATGATTGCCGTAAACCTGATTGTGATGTGTGTAACGCGGACCCATTATACCAATAACGATGTGTTCCGAGTCAACCCATTCGATCACATCCCAAAGTTCCTGCCTGCTTCTGTCATCAGGAGGAACAGGGCCACCGTTCTCAGAAGCAGCAGCAGGGTAATGACTGCGTAGCCACGCCCCGGACTTACCGTGAATGAACCCGACGTTGATCGGCGGATCGACATCCTCGTAAGCCTTAGGCTCCGGGTACACCCCGAGAGGATCCCGCACATCGATACGAGGCATACCCCTCTCGAAATCAGGATGAATGACTAGACACGCAGTCGCATACCCAGCCAGATGCCGGTAAGCGCGCCTGATCTTCACCTTGTATTTAGACTGGTACCATGTCGCAGCCAACGCCTTACGCCGGATATCAGCGTACTCGCGTGACCGGACACCCCGCTCCTTGGAGCCGTCAACAGCAGGGCAACCAATGAACGGCATAACTGATGCTGCCCGCTGCGCCACCGCATCGATGTTCTCAGAAATGAGGGCAGGTGTCAGCGGAGGAAGAACCGGTTCCCCCTCCATGGAAGGAATCGGGATAACATAATCACCGTTGTATCGTTCCTTGACTTCCAGCATCCGCTGAAGCAGGGCGGAGCCGTTCTGCTGGCGTTGTTTGACGATCCCAACGATCTCTTCAAAGGTATGCATCAAAACACCTTGCTGCCGGACATAGTTGACCCCCACGGTAGTCCCTTGTAGTTGAATTGTGAAGTATCCAAAGTAAATGATTGCTTACGCTGGCGATACAAGATCCAGATAAACCACAGGGCCATAACCTGATCCTGTCGCAGTTTCGTTCCACGCTTCAACGGACGCCACGCCTTCAACTGCCGGATCAACTGATCTGCTTGATGACGGGTCGAAGGATCATCCGCATACGGGATCTCAATATCGCCACGCATAAACGATAACGCCATCGATGGGACACCAATCGTTTCATCATACTTGTTTATGCCAGTTAAATGCTCTCGCACCCTGAACCCGTACCGCTGCGTCATTTCGATCAGGCGTTCGTCACGAGATAGCCCCTTCTGGAACACCATCGCTTCGATAATGACATCCGTCACGCTGCTACCATTCCGGCCACACTGAAGGACGGCTTCCTCCACAATGCCGAGGATCTGTTCATTACGGGTAAGTCCTAAATCTTCCCGAATGAAAAGTATTTTAAGTTTCCCTTCATGCGGTGTAGCAGCAATAACACAATTGTTAGAGCCAAGAGCGGGATCAACCCCAATATAGACAGAACAATCCTTAGGCGGTTCATGGTTTACTGACCTCAACGGGTTAAGACACTTCTGAATAGAATCATCGGTGAAGGTTGCCGCAGCCGACGAACTAGGTTCCTGCATGTAGTTACGGGACCACGCCTCCTCACCAACCTTGCGGCGAATACGATCCAACGCCTCCAATGAGAACATTTCCGGCCACAACGGCTCCGGTTCACCCTTCTCATTCGTGACAATCGCCGGAAACTTGATGACACGCAAAAGATCCGAATCGATGTTGCTTATTACCCGCTCATAGAAGTCATCTTCACCAACACGGGTACCATTAATGCTGGTACGCCCCTTCTCACCGGGACGAGTCAACCAATCCTGCCGGAAAATCTCGAACATCTGTTCGGTCAGGTTAAGAGAAACCCTTGACTGGATATCATCAATATGTAGGTGATCGGTTCGGGTACCAGCAATCTTAGATCGCCAACCCAAAGAAACCATCGAATAATCACGCTCATCATGCCTACTCTTCTTGTTCACACTGAAGTAATCAGCACCCCAAGGCTGCGCCGTCTTACGCCCAGACGCATTCTGAGGAACAAACGGGCCGTACTTCGCCACAAAACTAGGGAACGGACCCTGAGGCTCCATACGGGAACGGATACGCCCAAGGATCTTACGGGCCATGTCCTGCCCCTCAGAACCGACCGTGATCCGGAACTCAGGGTTGGTAGCCAGTTTGTAGCAGAAGTAATCCTCAGCCAACGTGGTCTTACCGTGCTCCGGAGGCCACAAGATGAGGGTGATGTTGCCGGGTGGCGTATTCTCGTAGGCTTCGATGGCTTTAATATGAAACCACGGGGAAGAATGCCCGAAATACTTGCTTCGGAAACTTTGAAACGTGCCATCCCAGTCTTCTTTGCCGCCCTCACGGAGAGCCTTCTCCCTGATAGCGTCAGCACGCTCACTGAACTCAGGGATGCGTTGACGCCACTTATCGTAAGCCGACCGGGTGACACCAGCAATCATGCACGCCTTGCTGATAATCCCATGCTCCGCTAGCCCTGCGAGGAACAGGTCACGGGTTTGCTGGCCCCTGACTTTGCTGACGTTGCCGCCGTACTGTTCTATCGGAGTATCAGTCATGGGCCGGGGTGGTCTATGAGTGGTCGAAGATCGACTTCGTTACCACTAACTCAATCGTTTCGGCGGCAATGACAACATCGGTACTAGCGATCTTGATTGTGTGGGTACCGATCTGCTCTAAGGAAATATCGGCATAGTAGATACCGCTATCCGCAGCGCCACTACCTTTGGTTACTGTCGGAGCGGGGCTTCTATCATTACCGTCCGGTAGGCGATGCGTGGCGGTAGCAACCGTAGCAACCCCCGTTCCCGCCGTTTTGAATGTAGCGGTAATCCGCACTTGGTCGCCTTTATCGTATGTAGCCATTAGACCCCCACCAATAGTGTTAAAGCATCCTGCTGTTCTTCCGCGTTGCTACTACCAGTAATGTTATTCACAGTAAGTGTCAATTCTGGCTGCGGCACCTTGCGGATAAGAGAAGCCAAAACAACAGTAGCCGTACCGGTGATAGCAGCCTCAATGTATGCGACTTCAACAATAGCAGCAGTTACCGTAGCCGTACCTGTAATAGCAGCCGTTACCGGGACTTCCCTAACAACCGCCGCAGTAACCGTACCCGTAGCCGTAATATCCCCAGCGACATACGCAACTTCTTTAATCGCTGCCGTAACCGTTGCCGTGCTAGTAATCGCACCCGCAATCGACGCTTCTTCAACAATCGCTGCTGTAACAGTCGCCGTACCAGTGATCGCACCGGCTATAGAAGCAACTTCAACTATTGATGCTGTGACAGTCCCCGTACCAGTAATCGCACCCGTGATCGCATGAACCTGTATACCCTGATAGGAATAAACGGTACTTCGATAGTCGATGCTGGACTGGCGATAGTCAATAGCCATTACAGTCGCACCTCATCCCCAGCACACATCGCATAGGGGCCGTCGGCATCAACGTAATGAACAAACAACTGAACGTGGAACGCATCCGGTGGGCCGGTCATCGGCTCCCGCCAATGCTCCACCTCGCACCCCCGGTAGACAGCCATCTCGCCGGGGCGCTGAACGATCTGCTCGCCTTCGATGAACAGCGGCCACGACTCGTCCTGATTGGTGCCGACCAGTAGGCTGCCTGACACCTCACAGGCCGCCCGGTCCTTGTGCTTCTCCAAGATCGCGCCCGGTCGGTAGACCCGCATGTAGGTGTAGGTCGGTAGCAGGGTGAGGCCGGTGATCTCCTCCATGCGGGGCCAGAGGCGGGCGTGGAGGAACTGCATCACGGGATCCTTGTAGGCACCGTACATCCCCGGCGACTGGTCGTCAGGGCGCTCCGGGGTGATCGACTCCTGCCACAAGGCGTAGCGGGTCACGAAGCCCAGATCAGCAGCGTCGATCTCCGACTTGGCTTCCTCGTAGCCCTTGCCGGTGCCGAGCCGCCATTTGGCCCAGCCGGTCATGTCTGAGGGATGAAGCCGTAGAAGACGTTGAAGACGTAGCGGTCCACCAAGGCTGGGAGGCTCCGGTGGGCGTACATCCATGCGGCGGGGAAGATCACGGCTCGCCCTTCGACGGGCTGGACCTTGATGCCCTGTTCGGGGAACTCCAACTCGCCGCCGTCGGTGATCGTGTTGAGAAACATCCCGAACGTGAGGTGACGGTTAGCGGTGGAACCGCCAACGCCTCCGTCTGAGTGGACGGCGTGGTACGCCTCGCCGGGCTTGTACCGGAGGACGTTGTAGCCCTCGGGCATCCCGAACGGAGGCACGGCACCCGCCTGCTTCCGTTCGGTCGTGTAGTGGTTCAGACACTCCTGAGCGAACAGGAGGATCGGTTCATGTTCCACGGGTGGCGACTCGGCCATGAAGGACAACTGGGCGGAGTCGCGTTCGTACAGGTTGCTCCCGCCCGTGGTGCTAGACTGGTTCCACCGCTGCGACCGGTTGGCGTTCAGGATCGACTCCGGCGCACAGGTCGTGTCGGTCATCTGGTACTGGCAGATGAACGTGTCCAGCCAGACCGGGGTCGCCGTGGTCGCTGTGAGCGTGTCGATCATGGTGCGACCCATGCTTGATTGTCTTCGTCCCAAACGTGGGGATTGTTGTCATCCCAATCTTCTGGTACCGCTGTAGGAGGTTCCCAGCGCCATGCGGCAGCATTCCAAGTCCATGACGGAAATGGTGCATCCGGTATCGCCATTTCTGTCCACTCTTGATTGTCTTCGTCCCAGTCGTACTTTCCATTACCGGGATGTGCTACTGGAGGTTCCCAAGCCCCCTCATCATTTAGAACGAACGACTCACAAGGTTTGGGATGTATAAATACATCTCGTACCGAATCATAAGTCATGCCTCTCCCGGCGAAGTGGCCCCGGAAAGGAGTATCTTCGGGGTGGCTGCCTCTGGCAGTCCAGTAACTGGTCTGGACCCAGTTCGTGTCGGCTCCCTGTGTTGCTTGAAGGAATGCTACACCGATGGATTCAATCTCGTTGCCGTCGGCATCGGCAGTATCTTCGTCTGTGACAGCGACAACGTTGATAACCAGATTGT